GTGTCCTCATACGTCGGGGTGATGTTCACCTTGCGGTAGATACCCTTCTCGATGCCCTCGACGATCTTGTGGATGCCCACATACTTCTCAATGGCCACGCCCATGCAGTCGTCCACAGACGTGCCGTTGGGGTCAAACAGGAAGTTTTTGGGGTTGACGGGCATGATCTTGACCGCAATCCGGCTTTTCTCGACCACACCAATAGCCGCTTGGCCCATCTGGCCAGGAATCGCCTGAGTTGCAGGCTCAAACACCTTTTCCGTCTTCACAACGATCTCGCCAATGCCAGTGCCGTAGATTTCGGCCATCAATTCGATCTGGTCAATGGCTTTGCGGATCTTGTCCTGCTTGAAGTCCTCCGTGAGCTGCGCTTTGAGCATCTCAACGTCCAACGGGTTGCCGTTTACGTCTTTCAGGTCGTCTTCGATGTCGAAAAAGTCGCCTTGCCCGAAGATGGCTTCCATGATCTCCGCGTGCCGGGTCTCGACAGCCTGCTGGGTGGCCGGAGTCACGATTCTTGATCGCTCAGAATCCCGTGTTTTGTCCTCTGCTGCCCACTCACCACGGAAAATACGCTCGTATTCGAGGTAATCGTCCAGAAAGTTGGTGTTGCGGTAGTCGCGCCAGCGGTCGCAATGGTCAACGACAAAAGCCGTCAGCTCTTTGTCGTTCTCTGTCGGCTCATCGAATTCGTTTTGATCCATTTTGACCCCTATGTCGGTGGCTATACCCCCGATATTACATCCATCGGCTGCCAGTCCTCGTCATCAGCGTCTTCAAAGTAGCTGGTGACGGCCAACTGGTCGATGTAGGACAGCGCATCCGGCAGGTCGTCGTGGACGCCTTGCGACGGAAACATCAAAAGCTGGTCCACAAACGTGTCCCAGTTTTCTTCGCTGTTCAGGACGATTCTACCGTGTTCAAACCGCCCCTGCAAAGACCAAATCACCCGGTCGGTCTTCTTCCGGTTGCCGTGCGTCAGGTCCACGATGTGACTGTACACGTTGTTTTTCCGCATCAGGTCTGACAGATACGGCAAAACCGCGTTCTTCAGCGCCCCTCTCTCGATTCCTATGCTTAAAGGTCGGTAATCGCGCATCTTCATCAGTATCTTGGCGGCTGTTTCCCTCACGTCCCAGCGTCCATGCTCGATCTCTTTCACAAACCACTTGCCGTCGTCCGTCACCTTGACCACCGCAATCGCCGACTCATCCAGCCGCTTCTTGCTGTTCGCCGCCTGCTTGGCCACTTCCTCAAACCCAGCCAAGTCCACCGCCACGAAGTAGCTGCCATAGTCCGGCTCCTCCCCGTACTTGATCCACTCCTCTTTGAAGACGTCGGCGCCCGCATTTGAAAAAGATGCAAGATATTCCTGTTTGAACGCAAAGGTGCTGAGGGTCTTCTTGGCCGACTCGATCTCGGTGGGGTCGATCAGCGGGTTGTCCTGCGTGGTGAAGTGCCAGCTTTTCCAGTCGCTGTCTTGGTTATCCTGCCCCAGCTTCCACAGGTCGTGAAACCAGTTGCGCCCTTTGGGCGTGCCGATGAACATCCCTCGGCCCTTCCTATCGGAGAGGGAAGCGCGGATAACTTGCTCCCACGCCTCTGGCTTGATGTCGGCTACCTCGTCCAGAACTGCGTAGGTTAGGGAGACGCCTCGCAGCGTGTCGGGTCGGTCTGCGCCCCTGACGTAGATACGCGCACCGTTGACCATCGTGATGTCCAAGTTGTTGACGTGTGATGACTGGATCACGTCTCGCCCGAGGTCCAGCAACAAGTCCCAAACAATCTGCCTCGACTGACCCATCGTTGGAGACACATAAAGCACCGCAGAGCCCGGCGGGCACTTCAGGCTTTCAACAATAAGAGTTGTTGCCGCCAGCCTACTTTTTCCACACCGACGTCCAGCGGCAATAACTTTAAATCGATGCGGGTCTAAATAAACTTCTTGTTGCCACGGTAACAGTTGAAAATTAAGGTCAGACATGGAATTTGTTTTTCTTTCGCTGGTTGTCAACTTTGGTCAAGACTTGTAAGTTCCACGGAACATGCAGCCCACTTACTAACTTGCCCCGCAAAGGCACTATGTGGTCAACATGATAGTGCTCGCCCGTGTGCATACCAAGCATATGCGCGGTGAAATAGTATTCTTCAATCTGCTCAAATGCGCCAGCGTCTAACCATTTTGGTGTCCGCAGCAACAGCTCGGACCTTTTTTTAGCGGAGTACACCGCCTGTTTGTGCTTATTATCGGATCGCCAAAGCGCCATCCTGTCCGAATAGTGCGATTTTTTGGACTCGTAATTTGATCGCATCTGGTTAAGGCGCGCTTCTTTTTTCAATTCAAAATCAACAGCCATACACTCGCAGCAAGTGCCTTTGGCTGTGTATCGTTTAGATATATGCCCGCGTTTGCAGGGCTTGCTTGTGGTGTAAAAACGCTCGCCAAGCGCTTTCGCTTGAGCGCGTTCTGCTGCTTTTGTCATGGTGGCCTCTTTTAGAAGGATCGGGGTGTTCAGCCACGCGCACCCCAAAACGCGCTAAAAGCTCTTACGAGTCGGCTTGCCTATATTCTACATCTTCAGCAGGATTTATGCTGTCGATTGCAGGCGCTTCGCCCAGGCCCGTGATGTTGATCGTGATGGCGCTGCGCTGGTTCTTGTCCTTCTCGAACATACCGATCGGCAGCGTCCTGTCCATGCACATCTTCAGCGCCGCCATCTGACCAGGGTGCGCATCATTCAGCGCAATCTGGATCACTTTCTCCGCGACATCCTTGCCGCCAGACCTGATCATCAGCTCTTTCAGCTCCTTGATCCTCTGGTTGTCAGTTTTCGGCAAGGTCGCCGGTGGGTTGTTTGCGTACTGCTGAATGGTGAGCTGCACCGCACTTTGCTTTTTTTTCGTAGCCACTTTGCCCTTTCGGAGTTTTCGCTATTTTAGCTTTTTAAGGGCGGGGGAGGGTACATCAATATTCACAACAGCGACCGACCCCCTCCCCCCCCATCAAAAGTCGTCAGTTCCTAGGGTTTTCCCGATTCCACTTCATACAACGTCCATTATGTAAAGTCGATCCTGAGTTATGCACAGAAAAAGGAATACCGAAGGCAACAGCGCAGGGTTATGCACCGCAATCTGTGGATAAGTTTTGGATTCGGGCTGTGGATAACTGGGGTCGGCTGGGGAAATCGGGGAAAGAAAAATGAGAAAAGGGCGGGTGGTCCATTTCCGGGGGTCCATCGCCAATTGAGAATGATTCTCATTCAACAATCCATCCTTAAAACATCCACCCATCTCACCATCACCAATGCCTTACCAAAGGCCTCAGACGGGCCTACAAGCCACCATCATCTTGAGGCTGTGGGATGACAAGGACAACGCTCTCAAGAGGCGTATCGGGCCGCAATCCAAGATTGTAGAAATGACGGTAGGTATCGATGACCTCCAAGAAGCCAGCCGAGATGTCGCCACTGCCTGCCGCCAGCAAGATGGCACGTTCAGCATCACCGAGGGTGCGCTGGAAGTACTTAACCGTTGGAGTTGCTTTGCCGACCATTGCTGTCTTTCCAAACTTAATCAACCATCCCAAACATTCCGCATCCCGTTGCCCCTACCGCCCCTAACGTATACGTTTTAGGGGCGGGGAGGGGCGATTTCACGGGCTTTTGCCCCTAATCCCTAAAAACCCCTAGGGGCGCTCAGGGGCGTTTAGGGGCGTTTCTTTGCATCAACATCGCACTGGCTTGTGCCTCATTTTTGAACACCCAGCCGTGCTCTGTTGGCTCCAAAGCGCCCGCATTAAGCATTGGTGCAATGATGCCATCCGACCTGGAGGCTTCGGTCTTGTTCTTGGCGGTGCGCTCTGACATGCCATCCTTGACCAGCAAATCACGCAGTGCTGACCTGCTTACATAGGGTAAACCCTCACGATCTTCTGCGCCGGATGCCCACCAAGCACGCTCAATGGTGCGCATATTCTCATCATGTTTGGAGGGTTTTTTGTGGGGTTTGTTGGTGTTGGACTCCACATCTGGGATGGCAACGCAAGTGGTGGCTGGGCTTCCGAACTTGGTGGTGCCCATTTGCACGACCTCCAGCTTGAAGTAAATCGTGTCGCCTTTGCTTGGGAGTTCGCGCTGCTTGGTGACGGTGACTGACCTGATGCCATCTTTCTCCACCACCTCGATCTCGGTGTCGATGTGTGCTCGGATGCCTGACCAGCCTCTAGCGCCTTTGGCTGCGTCTTTGCCATTGTGGTGAATGATCATCAGGGCTGCGCCTGTGGCGGTGGCCACTTGGTCGAATCTGGCCATAACTGGTCCCATGTCCTCGCCGCTGTTCTCGTTGGCTCCGGCGCTCATTCTGGCCAAGGTGTCGCCAATGATGAGGCGCACGGGCTGGCCCTTGATCTGCTCAATGGTCCTGACCAGCTCGATGACGTCGTGGGCATCTTGATCGCCGTTATAGAAGTTCATGGGGACTGGCACCATTGCCAAGTTCTCAAGGTTGCAGCCGTGGTACTTTTTAATGGCCTGCATCCTTGAGCGAATACTGGCTGGTGCTTCGCTGGCCAAGTACACCACTAAGCCGGGATCGGTCTTTTTGCCGTAGCAGTCTGCACCAGTGGCAATGGCTGTGGCCACTGAAAGCGCCCAAAAGGTTTTGCCTGAGTTGCTGTCGCCGTACACCACGACTGCGCTGCCAATGGTCATCAAGCCCTCAACCAGTTCGTCTGGTGCCTCGTAATCACCGCCAAGATTGTCGCCAAACACGACCTTGAGCTTGTCAATTACTGCGGTGCCTGTTTGTTGCACCAAAAGTGCTGAAAGGTTGTTGCCTGCCTGTGCGTAATCATTGGCATCCATACCCTCAATGGGCGGCATCACCACTCTGGCCCCATATTTGGCGCTGGCTTGGTCTGCATAGCGTTGCCCAACGCCGTGTTTGTCATGGTCTGCCACGATAACGATGTCCTGAGTTGCGCCATACATTTCACGCAGGCTGGCTGTAACGGGCACCAAGCTGCTGGCGCTGTAGGCCACTACGCAAGGTCGGTTGGTGGTTTCATAAATCGTGGCCGCAGTTGCAAAACCCTCAGCAACGTACAAGGTGCCAGGCTCATCCAGTGAGCCTATCATCCAGAATTTCCCGCCTGATTTGCCGCCAGGGTGGTAGAGCTTCCCACCATCCTCATCAATGTACTGGAGGGTGCTGAGTTTTCCCTCTGAATCGTACAGCGGCACCATCAATCGGCCATCGCCAGTGACGCGAACGCCATGCGTCTGGATGCCCTTGCGTTTAAGGTAAGGGTGATCGGGGTGCGCTCCAAGACCACTAAGCCAGATCTTTTCCACTGTCTCACTAGCAATTTGATGCTGGCGCTCTTGGGCAGCTTCCCGCAATAACATGGACTCATTGATGCGCCTTGCGTGGGCCATTTCTTCAAATTCGGTCAGTTTTCTGCCAACGTCTGCCCTCCATGTCTGCTCAATGCCCGCCCTCCAGCAGCCGAAGCGCCCTGCTGGGATGCCATCACCAAACACCAAGTACCAACCGGGCTTGTCGATGCCCGGTGTTCCCTTAGTGCCTGACTTAAAACGATGAATCTTGCCATCCATCTCGATGTGATCTGGTGGCTCCAAACCCACTGCACGCATTGCGTCAATTAGTTGAGCCTCTGGCGAGGCAACCAGTTTCTCTGGTGGTGGCGCCCAAGGGCCACCGAGGACTTTTGAAAGGTCAGC